CAGCCAACGCAGGGCGTAGGATCTGTTCCCATACAGACGGTTTCATGTCTGCATACTCATCAAGAACAAGGAACTTTAGGGATACGCCTCGCATCGTTTCAGGACGGTCAGCACCCTTTAACGAGATGGTAGCACCATTGATTAACGTGATCTGCAAGTTGTTAATGTGTGATGATTTGATAACAGGGTTTGCGATCTCTAACAAAGTAGACCACATAATATCACGAGCCTGCCCCTGAGTTGGAGCAACATAATATACATGACCACGGTTTGTTTGCAAGGCGTTAATAATTAACATCCAAGCCGCAAGCCTTGATTTACCGGTACGTCGTCCTGCCGCTACAATCTTAAATCGTGTAGGGTCGTTAAAGACTTCTTGTTGCCAAGGGAGAAGCTCAACACTAAGCTCCACACATTATCTCCACAAGTTCTTCACTACGACGACCCACTTGCTTATACCACTTGGAGTCTTTCATTTCTTCGGATGCTTTAACATAATCCTTGTCTTCAACAGCCGCAAGCATTTTCTTAAACTTGGAAAGACGGGGTCTCCCAATATTAAACGCCATGTTAACCAATACACGAATGACGTCATCAGGATGGCTATACACATCATTAACAAGTTGTTCAACATCATTGATTGCATCCTTACAGTCATCATGAAACACTTGCAGGATACGTTCGTCAGTGACTGGTGTACCTACAGGCCATGTGTGTTCCATATCTTGCTCAGTCACCATGTGACCAATACCAAAGGTGGCATACCCTTCAGAGCATAGATAAATCTCTGTTACATAGCCCTCGTGTCTAACAAGATCTTCTTTAATCTGTTCCGTCAGGCTCTGGGGTAACATCAATAATATCCTCATCGTTTGAAATAACAGTGTCTCCTACACCTTTAATGGTAATAGACACAGCGGATTTGCCACTATTATTCTTATCTTTCTCAAAGTAACTAACGGGTAACATACGATCCATTAACAACTTCCAAGCCGCCGCTTGATTCTTGTGTTCGTCATCTAAAGCGGCACTCATAATACTATCGAGTACTTTTTGTGAACGTGGACTGTTTAACAAACGAGCCTTAAACTCATTGATAGCCGCCGCATCGCCCGGAGGTCGTCCACGCTTACCTCTGTTACCGGGCTTTTTCGCTTCAATAGCCGTTTTAGGTGGCCTTCCACGTTTCTTAGGAGTATTCTCTGTCATATACAGTACTCTGTAGTTGTTAACGTTGCAAGTGTTAACATAAAAAGTAGTAATATTTACTCTTGCAACTCTAAAGTAGTATTATTGTATCACAAAACTTAGCAAATGTCAAGTACTTTTAACATAAACGGTACAGATTCTAGGTTATTCCCTTTACTCAGCGGGTTTCAGTAGGCTGTTCTCCGCAGTGCGCAATTGATTTTTACTATGAATATCATAACACTTATAGTCTTTTATCTATATAAACATATCTTTATATTTAATCCTGATTTATTTTATTTTTTATAGCCTAAATTGGCTCTATTTTGTGTCTGGTTAGGTACTAATAATATTACAGCATAGCATACCCCCTCCCCCGGGGTCTATTTAGGGGTCGCCTGAGTGTTATATTATAACGTTAACTGTAAATTTACACTTATGCGTTTGCAGCTTGCACGATTCCGAACTGGTGAGTGTGTGAGTTGGGTTAGTACCCTCTGAAGTCATCACGGAAGACAGCTCGACAGATCTCGACAGACAGCGAACAGCTTTCTTCGCAAGTGCAACATAAAATAATTTAAAATAATTTGATCGGAGGGGTTGACAAGCATAACGCATGGGATTACCGTGTACCTAAGTTCATTGTTAATAAGGAATATCAATATGAAGTTAGTTAAAAAGATAAATGATGTTGTAGCTGTTTACTTCGATAAGGAGTGGGGAGAGTACGTTGCCCGCATCAAGGATCGTCCTAACAGTGATTATCGTTGCGACGATAAGGAAGACGCTATTGATACAGCGTTACACATGGCTGAGCATTGTGACTGCACACCACAAGATCTATCGGTGGGTGAAGAATACGACGTTGACGAAACAATCGTGTACTCAGACAAAGAAACAGAGACATATGTTGTTTGGAACCAGTCGGCCACTTTCAACGTCTGGATCGGCAACAGCAACGTAGACTGCTTCACTGTCTACAATGTTAAGACACTAGGTCAGGCTGTTGATGAAGCGGCTGAGTGGATCAATCAAGACTTAGAACTTTACGCATAAGGAGCGATGAACATGAACTACCAAGAATTTTCAGAGATCACACACACATTGTTTCAGGCTGTGGTTTTAGAATCGCAAGACGACTGGACGTTTGAAGATTGGTACGACTGCGCTCATGAGGTGGTCGATAGTTGCGCTGAGGTCATCTACACTGCGAACGCATGGGATCTTGTGAGTTCAATCAGGGCGAACAGTTATTCATTGTTCAGCGATGCAGAGGACGCATTACATGATATGGGTATGGAGTTTCCTGCGAACGATATAGATTTGCACATGACCTCGCTCGCATATCAGATACTCATGAATCAAGTGATGGGTATGGTTGAGGTTAAGTTTTATCCAAAGGAGGCGGTAGCATGAAATGGATTACTCCAGATCTGACGAACACAGCGGGATATCGTGAGATCTTCTGTGGTGATTGGGGAGTCGGTGAGATCATCGGCAAAGACATCAACAGCGATGAAGGTTGGGTCATGTGGTGGGGTCACGTCTCCACCGATGAGGAGCTAGGTTGTGGTCAGCTATGCATCTACGATGGTGAGGTGGTTGACTACGACAGTTATACCATGATGACGCCACCTCAAGGGTGCATCGAAGCATTAGAAAAATTTGGGATCAACGCAGATTATTTGAAGGATTGACAATGGAAAGTTTATTTCTAACAATTGCAGGCATCGCAGGGTTTTGCCTTGTGATGGGAATGGGTGGACTGATTGCGTGGGCTTTAGGGTTTGACATCAACGAACCGGAGTACTACGATCAAGACTAACCGCACTGACGAGGCCAACTAGCTACTGGCCGAAACCTACAGAGTATTTCCCTCGCTCTGTAGGTATGCGGAAGCTACCGCAATAAACTTTAAACACTGGAGAAGTGAAATGAACTTAAACACAATCAAAATCAAAAACACCAAAGCCCCTACAATGAAGCACCCAAAGCGTAGCGTTTCAAAGTATGTTGAACTGTTTAACAGCATGAAGGCAGGGCAATGGTTCACAATCAACAGCAAGGACAAAATGAAGTTCAATGCGGCGGGTTCAAAGTATGCGAAAGGGCGTTACAGCCTGTATCAACATCCGACTATGGACTGTAAGTATGTCTTCCGGTTGAATAAGTAACCCTGAGACGCATTGTAAAGCCCTGTGAGCGATGATCGTTGGCAGGGCTATACCTACCTACTGGAGAAAGTAATTATGTGGCCATATGAGACAAAACGAGTGGCGTTATTATATTTTTATGAGATGCCAGACGACTGGGAGGGGCGTTATGAACCTGAGCAAATACTTGATTCGACGTTCTTACCCTATTTAAAAGGAGTGCAGGTGTTCATAGATTACGCAGGAGCCAAAGCACTGGTCGATGAAATCTGTGACGACTATCTCGATTGGGCGCAACGTAATACGAAAGGGTTTCACTATGTGCGAGGTAAATCAAAGAGTGGACATACCTTAGTGTTTCAACTAACTTACAACTATCTAATGGAGGATGATGATGACTGACCACTTAAAAGTTTTGAGCGAGATCAAGGGGGTTAAGGATGTGTTGTGGCAAGCCATGATGGACGTTCACAATATCACGCCCTTGGAGGATGATGAACATCTTGAGAAAGCTCAAGAATATATTGACTTGGCATATTCTGCGCTGTGTCGTGAGGCTGAGAAGCAGGAGGCAGAGCATGGCAAGGACTGGGACACAGACATTGGAGATATGTAATGGACAGGGTTAAATGTTGCAAGTGTGGTAAACCTGCTGACGCAGTGGAGAAAGACTATTGGTTTTATTGTGCCAAGTGTTGGCTAAGGAGATTGATTCGATGAGTTGGAGTAGACAATACACAGACAAGGATATTGAAATTCTGATCCAGATGTGGGGTGACGGTTATACAGCGACGCAGATCGGTTATCGTTTAGGTAAAAGCATGGCATCGGTGCGACAGTTTATTCATCGCAACAGGGCGAAGTATGATCTTGAGAAGAAGGAAGGAGGACGCTACGAGAATCGAGAATCATTTGACAAACGGTGGCATGGTGTGATACCTTTGGGGCATTGGAGTATAACTAAGCCTTGGGGTAAAAAATGCGTTGTCAAGCCTGTAACAAGAAATTAACTGATTTTGAATTAACAAGGAAATCAGCAACTTACGAAGACTATTTAGACTTATGCAA